ATGAAGAACTAAGGTAGAATAGAAGGGTAAAGAACCGCTCCTTTACGGACGTTTAGGAGTTTCGGTTCTGGCCCCGCTGTAACCGAGGGATGGACGTCCCTACCGCACTACAGGCAGGTGAGCCTAACGAAATTCACTAAACACTACTAAGGAGATTTATTTATCATGGCTGATTTTACAGACCTATCAGAAGCCAATGGCTGGATTCCCGAGCCCGTTGCTACTGACCCGATTTACCGTGAGGCTCAGGTTTCTGCCGTTGAGGCAGTCGCCCGTAAGGAAAACATGACCTCTCGTACGCTTTCTGTTCCTCGCTTCGTTGCTAACGGCGTTTCGTTCGTTGCAGAGCGTGGCACTATCCCACTTGGAGAGGGCACGCCCGACGAGGTTGTCCTAACCGCACAGAAGTTCGCAGACCGTTACGCAGTTTCTTACGAGGACCGTGCAGACGGCATTGCCGACGTACTCAACGCTCACAAGCGTGAGTGGGTCTCCAACTTCCACATTGCATTGGACAACGCTTGCTTGGGCACCGTTGGCGCTGCAAACAGCACCACTCGCCCATTCACTTCCGTCTATCAGGCAGTTGGCGCGGGCAACCGTACCTCTCTGGCTGGCGCACTACAGTACGAAGACCTAGTTGAGGCCATTGGCGAGATGGAGGTCTCCCGTAAGGGTGGCCTAGTCGTCATCGCTCACCCAGCCTTCCGCATGGCTCTACGTAACCTAAAGGATGCCGCTGGCGACCGCGTTGTTGCCACTGACGGTGTTCTAGGTGCAGGCGTTCCCTCCGTCTTCGGACACGAGGTTCGCTTCTCCTTCGGTGCAGTAACCAACACCACCTTCTCCGACAGCACTGCTGCTGTTGGCGGTGGCGGCGCTGCTGGTGCCGTTGGTAACCCGCTGTTGGTCGTTGCTGCTAAGAACGAACTCATCTTGGGCGTTCGCTCCGGTCCCGAGTCCGCTCTTTCCGAGCACGAGCAGTGGACCACCGATGAAATCGAACTGAAGATGCGTGCACGTCGTGGCTTCGTTCTCGCCTCTGCCGATTCCGCAAGGGTCATCGAGCAGACCAACGCCTGATAAGGGCTAACCCGTGAACGGGCGGGGGAACCAAGTTCCTAGAAAATAAGGTTCCCCCGCCACCACGAACACAGCAACAACAAATACTTTCACTAAGGAGAAATACATTATGGCATCAAAGGTTTACGGCTCTTTCCTAGGAAAGGCACTGAACAAGGAGATTGACTGGGACACCGACACCATCAAGGTTGCGTTGCTTTCCTCTTCATACACTCCCAATCAGGACTCCCACGACTACTACGACGACGTTTCGGGCTCTGAGGTTACTGGCACCGGCTACACCGCTGGTGGTGCAACTCTTGCATCCAAGACCCTCACCTACGACGGCGCGTCCAACGTGACAGTCCTTGATGCAGCCGACGTTACGTGGGCCGCATCCAGCATTACCGCCCGCTATGCAGTCGTCTATGACGACTCTGGCGCAACCGCCGGTCAGAAGGCTCTATTGGGCTACGTTGACTTCGGTTCCGACCAGTCCAGCACCAGCGGTAACTTCACCATTACTTGGGATAGCACTGGAATCTTCCGATTCACAGTCGCGTGAGACTAGGTAATACACAATGAACGTGGTGATTGAGGTAGAGGCTGCAACGTGTGAGTCAGAAATGGCGACTCCGCGTGCCCTCACTGTTCGCAAGTGGGTAGGAGAGGTTGCTTCCTCTATTCGTGGCCTCCCCTCTACCTCAATCACCCGTTTTCTCTCCATGGGCTCTACTTCCCTAAGCGCGGTATCCCCTGACAACTACTTTATTGAAGGAGGTCTAGCCGTAGCGTAACGCTGCGGCTTTTCTCATATGACGACATACTCAGCAGAAGTCCTAGCGGACTCACCGGTACGCTATTGGAAGTTGGATGACTCAACCGGTGTAGACACACAGGGCAACGGCAACCTGACAAAGGGCTCGTCTGGCGCAGCCCCAACAACCGGTGTAACTGGCGCTACCGCGACCGGTACCGCATGGTCTTTTGATGGTAACGACGCCGCATCATTTACGATGCCCACCATCACCACCGCGTTCACCTTTGAGTGCTTCTTCAAGTGCACTGGTGGTACCTCTCAGGGCTCCCACACCTTCTGGCGTTCAGACGGTGCTGACATCGGTGTTGTCCGTATGCAGAGCACGTCCTCTCCATACCCCGGAGAAATCTACGCCGTAATCGGTTCTGCTGAGGTTCACACCGGCACAGCATACGCAGACGGTGCATGGCACCACTTGGTTGTTGCAGTCAACGGTACCTCCCTGAAGTTGTACGTTGACGGCACCCTAAAGAACGACGTTACTACCGGCAAGTCCTCTTACTCATTTGACTCAACTGGTTACCTTGGTCGTCCTGCTGACGGCTTCTCTGCTGAGAACCTGATTGGCTCTCTAGATGAGGTTGCCTTCTACGGCAGCCAGTTGTCCGGTACTCGTGTCTCTGCTCACTATGCAGCGCGTGCAAACGCTGATGGTGGATACACCGCCACTCCTGCAACGATTTCTGCTGCCATGGTTGACCCGACCCTCGACCTTCACCCGTACAAGATTACGACCAACTTTGATAACACTACTCTGGTTCTAAATAGGGTAACCGACTCTGGTACGCCAACAACGTTCAGCGCTGCCTCTGGTGACTTGGTTACCAGCGGTACAACTGCTGCTGACGGAAGGCTGGTATTTGATACGTTCAACATCGCCAGCGGGGGAGAGATGCTAGTTCGCATCACCTCTATGTCAAACGTCACCCTGAACGGTTTTGGACGTGACTCTGGCGGCACCGTTATCACCTTCGGTTCAATCACCAGCGGTAGCAAGTGGTTCCGCATTGGTCGTACTAGCAACAGCATCCGCTACAAGATTTGGAGCGTTGGTGCTTCTGAGCCGACCTCGTGGACAAACGCCACTTCGGTCTCTTCAACTATCAACCCATTCCCAATCGGTCTGCGCTACCTGTTCTCAGGTACCGGCAGTTTCGCTCTTGACTACATGTCTGCAAACGAGTACCTGCCAGCAATTCTTCCAGACGTGGCCTACAGCGCAGCACCAGCAACGGGAACGTTGGTCATGGTTTCCCCTCCGCACGTTGACATCAGTGTCCCGGCAACCCCTGCAACTGCATCAGCAGTAATGGTGGACCCAACGCTGTCGTTCCTCAATGAGGTCAACTTCACGGTTGAACCGTTCACCATTGTTGGTGAGATGCCGGGTGGTGTCTACACCGCACCAGTGACGGTCAGCGCCACTGTCGCAACTGGCTCTCTGGCGTCCGTGGACGCCTCTGTAACGACCGAACTAAACGCTCTGGTCCTCGCGGCTCCTGCTACATTGTCAGGCTACCTAAATGCCCCTGAGGAAGCACGCAACCCATTGGATGACCCGTACTTCGTAGAGGTTCGCAACTCCACCGATGCTGACGACCTATGGTACCGACTGGACGAGTCCTCTGGCAACGTTGCAAAGGCGTACACAGGTGGTACCGGCGCTCTGCGTCCAGAGTTTGATGCAACCATCGCCGGTTCATTCACTCACAGCGTCTACGGCCCGGAGGGTCGTAAGGCAATCCACTTCACTGATGGATACCTGAGCCGACCAGCGCCACTTGCCATTGTCAGCGAGTACACCTTTGAGGCGACCATCCGTACTTCTCAGAAGGATGGTTTGCTTGCCTACGGTATCGACAACGTCATCGGTGGCAACACCTTCCGTAACTCAATCTACTTGAAGAACGGAAAGGTTACTGTTGACTTTGGTCCTAACGGGCTTGTCACCGGATTCAAGAATGTCTCTGATGGTCAGTGGCACCACATTGTGGTGGCCTTCGGCTCTGGAAACAAGATTCTAGACACCGGCTACCGCGTCTACGTTGACGGCAAGTTGGATATCCGTCGTGAGGCTCAGGGTTCTAGTTACCGTTTTGCTGTACCTGACTACTACTTCGGTGCACCGGCTGCCGAGCGCTACGCTTCTCAGCCACCGAACTTCATTGGTGATGTCATGGAGGTTGTCTACCGTCAGCAGTTGGACATCAACCAGAATGAC